TCAATATCTAAAGAAAGATCAATACCTGCGTAAAGAGCCATTTCTTTTGCACCTCTGTACTTGTCCAAAGACTTAATAGCAGCGTCAAAATCAGCCATTGTAATTGCAGAAGAGCCAAGATCCATAGACTGACCTTTGTTTTCAATAAATTTCAAAAGACCTTCTGTGGTTGTAACTGAAGAACCAGCACCGTCTGTAGCACCATCTTCTAGGCCTACTGCAGATTCACCTACAATCATTGCTAACTCAGCATAATCTTGGAATCTTTGGTAAGTATCAGCCTCACCCTGCAAGTACCATAGGTAACCAGTTCCAGACTCAGGAGAGTTAACCTTTACATAAACAGCGTTAGTTGCTTCAGAACCTGAAACTACAAACGACTCTTTAATGATTTGACACTTGTTAGAGTAGTGGTGAACTTTAGGAGTTAATCCTACACCTTGATCAGTTTGCTCTGCGTAAGCGTTACCTACAATAGCAAATTCTGTGTCTCCTGCGGCAGCTAAAGTACCGTCAGCAACATCTTTAAGCGTGTAAGTGTCTCCGTCAGTAGCTACTGCAACGTAGTACATAGCACCTGAATTACCTAATAATAAGTCACCTTTACGAACTGCTGATTGCCCATTTGCAGTAGAGTTGTCTCCATCAGTGTCGGTAGCGTCTACCGTAAGTACACCAGTGTCAATAGCACCTGTTAAAGTGTTATGAAGAAAAGTCTCTTCGTAGTGCTCGAAAGTATTTGCTGTTGTTTCTTTTTTAGAACCTAAAAGTTCCATAAGTCCAGTAATCCCTTGATTACCGTATCGTTTTATTAGTTGCTCATCAACATCACGCTTATGAAAAGCTGCTGAAGTATCTCCAGAAGCAATTAAGTCTGCTGAAGAAACGTAGTTTGATGTTGTTGCAACTGCTGAGGATGAAGGGGTTGCCTGCATTCCTGTAGCAATATTTACTGTTGCCATTTTTTTATGTTTTTAAAATAAATAATTAATTTCTAACCAAGAATTTGTCTTCTTAACATATCGAGGGTTGACTCCTGCTTCTGATTCGTCGCTTGCTTATCTTGTGTAAACGACGGGTTCTTAATCTCATTAATTACGCTTTCTGTTCCTTTACTCCTATACTGATTAGCAACTCCCCTAACAATCTTGTCGATGTTATTTAGGATGTACATATCCGTATTAAGTTTATCAAAGTCCCAGCTACCGCTTTGGTCTACATACTTGTCGAAAAAGTTTTCTAGATCAGAGTTGTACCCTTTAATCTCTTGACGAGCATCGTCGTCTAGATTATAAATGTACTCTTCGCCTTGGTCGTTCATAGAAAAGGATAACCCTTCTAAGTCACTAACCGTAGACTCCATCTCGTTGATCCACTCAGCCCTTTCTTCAACAGATACTCCAGGATCGCTAGACTCTAAAGGCGTAGCGTAATCCTCTTTCACTTTGTTAAAATAGTCCCTAGCAGCTCTAGCGTCCTTATTAAGCTGAACCTTACCAGCGTTAACATCTCTCGCAGTATACTCTTCAGAGTCTGTTTTGTAAGTAGCTGTAATATAATCATTTAACTCAGCTTCAGTTAAACCTGGATTCTCTACACGTAGATACTCCTTGATTACAGCGTCGTCAGACACGTCAGACAAATCAACAGATTGAGTGTTTAGGTAATCTTGAACTGTACGCCCTGTGTTTTTAACATAGTCGTTAATAACTCGAAGCTGCTCGCTAGCGAAGTCACTACTTTCTGTTTCAGATACAGGGGTGTTAAGATCATCAAATGATGAAAGGTCTCGCCCAAGCTTCTCGCTAAGGTATTGTAAGACAACTTCGTCATCACTGATTTCCTCTCCATCTTCCTGCTGACTACCTTGAGGTTCATCAACATTGGGTTCCTCAGTATTTAAAGAACTCTCTCCTGTTAAGTCTACAACACCAGGTTCTTCCTGGGTTGTATTCTCTGTTGTCTCAACTGCTTGGTTTTCATCACCAGTCAAGTCAACAATATTTTGCTGGGGTTGATTCTGTTGAACCTCTCCCCCAAATTTCTGTACTAATTGTTCTCTTATATCCATGTTAATTTAATTTACTTGTTATTTCGCAAATATAACGATTTTATTTGTAATCGCAATATTATTCCTCTACTTCCTGTTTTTCCTGGCCTAAAGGACCTCTTTTACCTTGTCTTTGCTCTATCATTTGAGACTGATTCATAGCAGACTGCTGTTGAACATCTTTTCTTACAGAGCCTTGAATAGACGCCTGACCTTCTTTACCAAGGTTGGATAGCTCTATCTCTCTAAGCCTTCTTTCGTGCTGTGATTGCTCGAACTGCTCTTTAAGCTGATACTCTAACTGTTTAAGCTGCATATCTGCTTGAACTTTAGCCTGAGCTTTAGCTTGCTCGATTTGCATCTCAGTCTGCAACTCCTGCTGCTTAAGTTGTGCTGCTTGTTGTGCTGACTGTTGCTGTAGCATAGCGTTTTGTTCTGAAGCCTGCTGTGCTTGAGCTTGCTGATCTTTCTGGTACTTAGTCCTTCTAAGGATAAGCATCTGATTAGCCATCTTAATGTTTCTAATAGACCGAATCATAATAGCATCCTCTAACCTTAGTTCCTTCTGAGCTAACGAAACCTGTATGTTCTGTTCCATCATTTGCTTTTCCTCCTCGCTAGGGGCTACATCTAAAGTAATACCAAACTCGTGGACAGAAAGTTTCTTCATCATATCTATACTGTGCATAGAAGTCTCACCAATAACGTTGGTGTACATACCATGAAGACCTTTAAAGTTTACTAAGTCCTGCATACGAACAGTAATACTTTGAGATACTCTTTTTGTTACGTTAAGGTAAGCATCATTAATATCTCTAGTAGCGTTGTTAGATGCTAGTAGTGCTAACTTCTGTACACCCACCAAAGCTTCGCTAGATGGTTGTGAAGCGTCTCTAGCCTCGTTGACACCTGTAACGTCACGAAGCATCTGTAAGTTATGCTGATACACGTTAATAAGAGTACCGAAGTCTCTACCAATACCATTTTCTAACTCCTGAATAGGCATAGCTCCAGTCATCTGACCTTCATCATCTATCCTTCGATAGTAGATGTTACCAGTTTGATCGTAAATCTCTTGAAGCTCCATAGGGGTAAAAGTACCACCATCTCCTTTGGATACGTTCTCTAAAGAACCAATCTCAAACGCAGCACCCTTTGGTCTAGCCTTAGCAAGTACTTGTTGAATCTTAAGGTGAGCTAACTGTATCTGGTCAGCAAAAGGAATCATGCGATCCACCAAAGACTTAGACTTCATTTTGTATAAGTTTGGCTGGTAAACTATATACGAAAGTCTAGTTTCTGAAAGGTTAGACTTAGGTCTAGGCATATCTTTCATTAACCCGTAGTTAAAGATGTAGTCTGTATCTATAATGTACTTACCTTTATATATAACTTTTACAGTAGACCCTAGATCTTCCCTTTTAGTCTTAGACTTTTTAGGAGCCTTGTACTTAGGTCCTTTCTTGTTTACAGAGTACCCTCCATGCTTGTTCTCTTTTTTCTCGTACTTTAAAGAGTGTGAGGTGATAAACTCAGCGTCTAATATATTAATGCTAAACTTGTCGTAGTCGTAAGTTTCACTACCGTTATCGTAAAACGCTGTAGTGCTATAGTTAATAGGATTGTTATTTTTTCCTGCGTACTGTTTAGCTATAGATATGTACTCTTCCTCACTAAACTCGTCTCCTGCTTGTTGTTTAAGATCAGCAATAGTAATAGAGTAAATCTCTCCAGCGTGACGTATGTTTTTAAAGTCAGGCTTCGCAGAGAAAGAAGTAATAAGGTTAGCAGGATCTACGTGACGAATCTTTACACCCTCTGTTTTAGATAGCTCTGTCTTAGCAGCACATATACCTAAAACTACAAGGTCACGTATCATATAACGCTTAAGCTCGTCGTAGTCGTTAACATCAAGGGTATACTCAATAGCTTTCTCTAAAGCAATCTCCACGTTTTGTTTATAGTTAAGGGCCATAAACATTTCGATCTCTTCAGGGGTTTCAGCTACAAAACCTTTAGACGTCATAGGTACACCAGTCTGATCTTCCATATCCTCTAAGAAGTCTTTGTTGATCATATCAGCAAACATCTTCTTCTTCTTGTCAAGTCTTTCTGCTGCAGCTATTGGGTCTATAGACTTAGCTTTAACATCATATTCCTGATTTACCATACCGTTGATAATAACGTCAACAAACTTAGGAATGATAGATACAGGCGTCCAGTCTATGTTAAGGTAAGAAGAGTCTCCTTGAACGTCAAGCAAATCTTTATACTTACCAACGTCTTGGTTACCCTCAGCGTAACTCCTGTTACGGGAGTACCTCATTTTAATGTCTCTAAAATATACGTCTCCGTTGTTCTTCCACTCGTAGTACATAGCCTTAAAGTAACTAAGACCATAGCTATTAGTAGCTTTTTCTTCGTTAGTAGATAGAGGAGAAGGATAGCCGTTTAACTCTTCCTTGCTGTTATTGTAAATCATGCCCTTAATTTTTTACTAGACATCCCCTTGTTGTTGTACCTTTTAACTAAAGGAGACGATATTTTTAATTCTTTTTTAGGTTTTATATACTTCTGTGAAGCCAGTAAAGCCAACGAGGACGATATACTAGCATCGTATTTTGTTCTGTTATCTATTTCAAATCTACTCCAGTCATCAAGTAAGACGTTAAAATAACACCTTCCCATCTCACCAGTTTCTTCATTTTGACCAACGTGATCGTATATATACGTAGCTATAGCTTCTGCTTGAGCGTTAATTACAGCAGCACCAGATCCAGGTATACCCTTTGTCTTTTGCTTGCCTCTACTCCAGTCTGTATGCGTCATGTCTGGTCTATCCATAAGATACTCGTAGTATCCTCTATTCTCAAAGTACTTTAATATACCTACCTTGTTATTCTCCACTAGTATCTGGCAACCATAAAAGACACACATCTTAATCATGTCTTCGTAAAATATTTCCGCTTTAGGCGGTCTATTAATATACTCACACACAAACTGCATAGACGCATCGCTTGCCATGCTAAACTTATGAAAAACATGAGCAGAAGCATCAGATCTCCTACCATCAGTAGTGGTGTCATGGTCATAAGGGTCACAGCCTGCCACCAAGACATCTGTCCTTCCAGGAAATCTTTTACCGTATCTACTAGAGATAACGTTTTGATCTTGATGTTCTGGAACCCAACTAATCTCCCACTTACCTTTTCTATGAGGTATCCAAATAACCTCTTCATCTTGTTTCCCATTCCTCCAAACGAACTCTCCTCTAGTCGTTGTTGTGTTATTAACCTCGTTATAATCCATCTGTTGATAGATTCTTTCAACGTCAAAGATACAACTTTGTGTGTCATTCCTAAAGGATTCTTCTATAGTAAATGGAAACTGACGTTTAAATTCAGATAAGGCTGTAGTATCGTTCTTTAAAGCTTCTCTCCTATTTTGAAGATAATCTTTAGCCCCAACGTCTACAAGCATTTCGTCAATACCCATAATAGGCTTTTTAGGGGTCTCTATAATTGAGTGACCATACTCATCAATAAAGCCTTCTAAGTTGTCGTATGCAGGTATAAATAGTTTGTACAAACCGCTTTTAGTCCTGCCATTAAGGTCTTTATCGTCAGTATTAGAGTCGTAGAATATATCCTTAAACTCCGCACCACCATCTTGCTGCTTATTCGCAGTAGAGCCCATCATACATTTACCAACAACCTTTCGACCTAAAAGTAGACAGGTCTGTGTAACCCCCCAGTTTTTCTTAATAGAATTTTGACCCGTCCACTTTCCAGCTTCATCATGAATTAGAAGTTTAAGTTTCATACCATCATAACTATTGTCTGCGGTGTTTCTCCAATCTATTGTAGAGTTTAAAGCCTCAGACTTCTCTATGTGCTTTTGATTCTTAGTAATCTTTTTAGCAGGCTCCCTAAAGGCTAGCTCCACACGAGGATTACTAGAACCATCTTGTATAGGCTGAAAAAAGAAAGGGTAGTTCCTATATATACGAACCACCTTGTCTGTAAACATTGTCTTAGCATCAGCACCAGTCTTGGATAGCAAACCAAAGTTACTGTCGTAAGTCTGAGTAGCCTGATTTACAATCTCACTACTAGCCATGTACGAAAAACCACTACGTCTGTTCTTAAGGAAACACATCCCATAAGAGTTTTTATCTAGCTTACACGCTTCCCAAAAAATAAAGAACGTCCTGTTAGCATCCCTGTAGTCAGGGTATCCAACATCTATCTTACTCCACTGAATAAACATATAGTGAGAACCTGTAATATAGGTTGGGACTCCGTTGTTGAAAAACCAAAGCCCTTCTCTTCTACGTCTAAACTCTTCTTCTATATAGTCCACATAATCTGTGGCGTTATCTCTACTTAAGCCTTTAGGCATATCCTCCCTAGTCCACCTCTGCTTTCCTTTGGGAAGGTTGTGGTAGAGTATGTCTTTCTTTAATCTAGGTTTTTTGGGTAATACAATCTTTAAGTTGTCAAACTCTAAAACCTCACCCTCGCTGCCTTCGATTAAATATACTTTATCACTTTTTTGCATACCTCTCAGCAAAAGACCCTTTAAAGTCTTTTTTATCTTCTATAAGGGACTCGCCCTCTTTAATTCTATCTTCAAGGTTCTTAATACCTAAAAGAATTTCTTGACAGTCCTCAAAGCATTCTCGTTTAGCTTTTATAGCCTGTCTTCGTCTAGCATCGTCCTCTTCTACTAAAGGCTTGCTAATCTCTTCTATTAAAAGATCAATAGCACCTTTACTAGCCTCTATCAGCTTCTCTAAAGTTTCAAGAGCGTAGTTTTTATTACTATCTTTCATACTTACAAAGAACATCAAAGTTACGCATACGAAGAAGCTTTCTTCCGTCTATATCCATATCGTACTCAGAGTTCTCGCTCCACATTACTCTATCTCCTTCTTCAACTCCTTGCTCCTTCATCCACTCGTTAATAATAACAGCTTCACCATGCAAGTCTACTTCTTGAGCCTCTGATCCTAAAAATATACCAGAATCTGATTTTTCTGGATCTTTCATCTCCTGCTCCATAAAGTTCCAGACACCTACAGGGATATACTTGTTATCTCTTTTTATTAGGTATATCTGGTCCATATTAGCCTGATATATATTTTCTTTATCTGCGTGTTTAACAAGGTTTACAGGTGTAGCTATAAAGTGGTGAAACCATACCTTATCACCTTCCTGTATTCCCGAATCCTTAGTGTCGTGAATCGGAGTCCTGTAAACTGTACCATACTGTCTCGCTAACTTCATAGGGTCGTAAGAAGTATCTCTATACAACTCTTTTCCGTTTAACATGATGGTGTCTTCTGTTTCTTTTTCTACCTCTATCCAGTAGCTATCTTTAATTGGCCTCATGTCTTTGTCTTTAAATTTACTTTACCTCGTACTCTTCTAGATTGTCTGTGTTGTACTCTATTGCCGTAGGTTGAGAGAAAAACCTCTTCCAGGGTCTAGAAAACTCTTCAGTCTCTTTTTTAACGTATACGTCGTACACTACTTGTTGATGTTTGTACCACGCTGCCTCATCTTGAATGATGGCTGTAACTCTAAGGGACCCTCCTAGCATTCTTTGGCCTACCTGATAAGTAAGACCCTGCTTTAAATCCCCTATAGTTATCTTTCTAATAATAGGGTTAATTGCTTCCATTTAATTTAATTAAGTTAAGTTTCTGCTAGCTCTTACAAAGTGAACGTAAAAATCCTTACTCGCAGCTTCTAAAGTTTGAACAGCTACACATGGAATAAGAGCTGCACTAGTGCTTAAGGCTAACCCTTTTTGAGTAGAATTAGCCTCTGTAACCCCTCCTGCAGTTGTAGTTGTAGGGGTGTGTGTTAAACCGTACTGGATTCCGTTTACAAAAGCACTTGGCTTTTTATTCTCGTCAAAAACAATTTTAAGCCTGTAAGTTGTACTTGCAGCAACAGTAATTCCTAAATCTGTAACATACTCTTCTCCACTGACGGTGTATATAAAGTGTAAATTACCATTATTTGTTAAAGCTCCTAAGCTATCATCTGTAGCGTATAAAAAATAACAATCATGAGAATCTACTGTATATACTTCGTTTGAAACATCTAGTTTCCACCCAGCGTAAAAAGCCATATTAGAAACAGAAACCGCTGTTGTTACTGGAATTTCTAAAGTTGTTTCCTTTAATTGCGGATTATATAAGTTAGAGTGCCATATACTTACCATTTCTCCTGATACATGAGGACCACTTTTATATATACCATCATCACCATCTTGAGGATCTAAAATTACTTGATCATTATCTGACGTACTAGTTCTAAGAAGTATTCCTGACGTAGCAGAACCATATCTAACTCTATTTCCATCACTATTGGCTCCTTGGATTCTCCACTGATGATTGGCTACTAAGTGAGGGTCTACCGTAATGTGAAGAGTATATGTTTGAGAGGCTACATCTACAGCGTTAGTAGATAGTCTAATCTTACACTCTCCGTTTGAAACATCATGAACCATAACGTCTACCATAGCGTTGTCTGCAATCGTACCGCTACTATCTACAATGTAAGCTAAAACGTGAGAATTTTCTTCTATAAAAGAGTTGTTTAACTGAAACTCTACAGAGTCTGAAGCTGCTAAATCTATTGTGGCTGTAGTAATTCTAACAAATTTAGTGTCTTTTGTAACCGCAGTAGTTCCGCTAGTAGGCTGAGTCACTGCTGCTGCACCAAGTGTCTTATGAGGTAAATCATGAAAATACTCCGTAAGAGTATATCTATCTTCAGATTGACTTAAAACACCACCAATAGTCAAGTTTCCCGACTTGTCTAGCGTCATAGACTGAGATCCATCAACGGTAAAATTCATTGCGTCGTTAGAGTGATCGTAAGATACACCACCTGCATCGTTATCGTTAGCGTCACCAAAGTATATATGGCCAAAGCTAGAAGCCCCAGAAAGTATAGAAAGACCTGCATCTCCAGAGTTTTCTAAAGTTAACTGGTTAGCAAAAGAGCTAGCTGTTACAGATCCTGCACTAACAGAAAGAACATGAAGTAAACCATCTGGGGTTACGCCATCTGTTCCAATTCCAACTTTTTGAAACTCAGCTTTATTAGTAGAAAGCTTCATAGAAGTAGGGTTTCCACTACCAGTACTAACTTGTTTTAAGCTTCCATCGGTTATTTCGCTATCAGTTTGTATAATTCTCTGATAGGTCCTTGATATTGTTTTACCTTCTAATGAACCCATTGTTTACTTTTTTTTTATTTTCTCTATAG